TACTTCATACCATTCATTTCCATCACTATCAATAATATCTAATATTTGAATGATACTTGAATCATTTAATTCAACTGTTTGAAAACGTTCTGGGGAACCAAAGGTAAAACTAGTTGTTAAAATATTAGCTGATATAGCTGTACGGCTTTTTCTTAATAAAAATTCTTCAATAATTCCAGAACTATTATTAATAGTTAATATAGTTACTTCTGTTGGGTCTTGAGAACTAGAGTAAGAAAAATCTATACTATCTTGTATCAAGAAGTTTGAAACTCCAACTAAATTAGATTTTAAGGCTGTGTTTTCTTTTAATAATAAAGCATATCTATAATCAGGTATATATGAACTACCTGATAGTATAGAAGGTACTTTTTGATATATGTTTACAGTAGTTGTTGATGCTTTAGTTACCCTAGGTCTATAACCTAGCATATAAGCTAAAGTATAGAGATTATTCTGTTGGCGAGTGAATTGTATAAAGTTTTCTTGAATTTGATTATCAAGATAAAATGATAAAACATCTCCTACATAAGCAGACATTTCCATAAACATCATTCCTGGAGATGATGGAGAAAAATCATTATATGTACTTGGAAAATATGTTTTAGAAAATTCTATAAGAGAATTTCTTAATTCACCAAAATCTTTATTTAAATATTTAATATCTCTATTTTCAGTAGCCATTATTAGAATGTTATTTGAATATTTTGAGGAGTTTCATAGACATTAAAATCTATATTTAATTGAACCGTATTAGAATCATATAAAGGTATAAAATTCAATTTTGTTATTGTCACATTAGAAAAATATAAAGGTATATCATTCCGTAATTTTATTTCTAAAGCTCCTAGACTAGACTCAGTCATATCTTCAAATATAAATGCTCTTATATTAGCCCCAAAATTAGGATTTAATACCCGTTCATCATTATTAGTTAATAAATAATTGATAATATTATATTTAGTTTGATCAACTGTAGTATAAGTTGATGTGAAAACTGAGTTGTTATTAAAAGGAATAGATACCCCAATAGCTACTCGTTTACTAATGTCTAAAGGATTTTTATTTTGAATTCTTATAGCCATTATTTAGTCATTAGTCCCATTATTTGGTCTAAACTTACTTCACCACCAGGCAAACTTGAACCTTCACCCGCAGTATTCACAGGTGGAGGAGTATAAGCAGGTTTAACATATGATGAATTAGCGGAAATTGTAGTATCAAATTCACCACCAATCATATTACGTAAATTACGTTTAATATCTGGGGATATATTAGTTGTTGTAGGTTTTGTAGTATAAGGAATAGGGTTAGCATTCTCATTAACTACAGTTTTAGGGGAACGTATTGCTTCAAGAAGTATATCTTTAATTTCTTCTTGAATTGCTTCACGAACTGCTTCTTTAATTAATTTTTTTAAAACATCTGTTTTCATGGTTATAAATATTTGATTATTCAGCTGTTAAATTAGGATTTGAATCTATAATAAATTTTAATTCACTTAATAAAACTTGTGGGTCAGAAGCAAATGATGATTCTGTTTTTAATACAGGTACTCCTTGGACGTTCAACGCTTGAGCGAAACGTTTTGGATACTTACTAGTACTAGCTTCATCTAGTTTAATTTCTAATTTAAATCCTCTATAAGTATTATTTGGAGGTAAATTCACTGATTCTACTGGGGTGATGATTGGTTGAAGAGTATCAAGTTGAATTGGAGTATCTATTTCATCTGGTTCTGTAAGTTGATTATTTAAAATTTTCTGCTCATCTAAAAATACTCTAATAGCTTCTAATTCAGGTGGTTCAAGAGAAATAAATTCTAAATTAACTGTAGATGATTCATTTAATTCAGCTATAATTCTACTATTACTTATGCCTGTGGAAGTATTGACAAATAAATTTAATTCATTATTTATAGCGTTAAAACTTACATTTTTATCTTCAGCACATTTCAATACAAGAGCATCTAATATACTTAACAATCTTAAAATTACACCTAATACTATACCAAAAGCACCTAAAGTCATACTTAATAAATTAATATTAACTTTAGCTATTTTTAATAAATCTTTTAAAATATCTTTAGCTGTACCTATAGTTTGTATAATCCCAGAAGTTAATGGTGGTAAAACAGGTGGAATACCTGTGGCTGGGTAAGGTAATATCTCAATAGCTAATACTCCTAATTGAATAATAGACACAGCAGCATTTATAGTTGTTAATAAAGTTGACAATGATTTTACAATACTATAAATATTATTTATGGATTTAGCTAAATTATTACGTTTTTTAATTAAACTTAAAATAATTGATTTTTTAGGACATCTACATAAACTAAGTATTTTACTAATTGGTAATTTTTTTAAAATAGCTTGTAAAGCTAAAGGTCCAAATGGAGCTAATAATTTTATTACAGTTGGTATTAATATAGTTTTTAAATCTCCTTTTTTTGTATTAATATTAGCTAGTATTTTTCCAGCTGCGTCTAATTGACTTTTAGATAATTGAGCTATATCTAGTGCTTCTTGTGAAACTACTTCTTTAAATATAATACTATTTGCTTTATTTTCAATATTTAGAATTGGAAGTAAAGTTATGCGGCTTATATCATATATTTCTGTTCCTTCTTCTTCTCCTGTTTTAGATAGGTTTGTTATATTTTTAAGTTCATAATCATCTTTAGTAAAAATTAAACTAATAGTTTTAGGGTCAAAATCAGTTGTTGGAAAAGAAATGCTCCATTCTCCATTATTATTACTAGTTAATTTAGTTAAAATATTAGGAGAAGTTATATCAATTTCAACGCCTGATAGAGGATTTCCAACCCCATCAACAATATATCCTTTAATTAAAATAGTAGTAGATGTAGATGTGAATTCCATATAAAAGATTATTTAGATATTTCTACTTTATTAGATAACATACTTTCCCCATCTATTGATTTTTGGATAATCTCACATGCAGATTTTAATAAAGGACCAACAGCTGTTAACGCAGGTGCTGGGCCTAATATAGTAGTATGTGTAGTTAAAGCGTCTGCTACAGCACTTAAAGCTGACATTAATGTTGTTAAATTAGTCATTAATTCTTCTCCCATAACTGCAGGTTCAGTATTTTGAACTGATCCTATAATTACTTTCTTACAATTCAAAACAATTTGCTCATTAGTGTCCATATTAATGGAAGTGTCTGAAGCTAAATGGATTGATTTTTCTGAGAGTAAAAGTATAGAATCAGTTTTAGCATTAAAAACTAAACGACCTGAATTTAAAATTATTTGGTTTTGGGTATAAGCATCAACATTTGTAGGAGAGGTTTTACCTTGAAATGAGTCTTTAAGTACACACGCTGGGAATAGTTCTATTTTTTGGGTGCTAGTAGCATAAATTGAAGATTTATCTTGATTTATATCTTCAACTGTTGGAACCCAAGGTTCAGTTGTATTTTCAACAACTCCTTTTGTACCTTGACCATTTCTAATAATAGTAATAGGATCACCGTTTACTCCTTCAGTAGACCAAGTATTTTTTAAATTAGCATTCTTTACAGTAGCACCTAATCTAATTGAATTACCAAATCTACCTTCATATATTATATCTCCTTCATAGGGTAAAAGAGGTTGATTTTTTATAGTATTATCTTCATTAAATGTTGTTCCTAATTTAATATCAGGAGATTCAGGAGTTATTCTTCTATAAGCTCCAATTTCAGCAGATTCATAATCTGAATTTGAAGTAGATGGAGTTGGGGAAGCAGAGGGTATAGCATTATGTACTTGACTATTCCATAAATTTAGTGGTGGAAGATAATAAGGTACAACAGAGTTTGTATTTCCAGAAGCATTAGAATCAACTAAATAAACTACATGTACTATTTCATTTATTAAAGGATAATGTTTTATATTAGGAAATAAAGGATAAGCATATGATCTCCAATTTATTTCAGATGAAAAAGAAGGATTTTTAGCATCTTCAAAAGCTATGGCTCCTATACTATTCCATTCACCAAATGGTTTCCATTGATCATGCTTATTATCTAAAACAATATCTTTAACTCTACCTGATATAGAATTAACTGAGGGGGAACCAAAAATATTACTAGGGATTAAAGGAGAATTAAGTCTATTATCTGGCATTATTCACCTCCTTCTTTAAACTTATCTATTTCAGCTAATAATTGAGCTTTTTCTTCTTCAGAAATACCAAAACCGCCTTCAGCGGTTCCATTATTACTCATAATACGTTGGATAATAGTAGCCATCTTAATTAATTGTTCATCATTTTTAACACTTATTTCTAAGTATTCTTTAATTAAAGGAACAATTAAAGTAGCATCTCCTATCTCATTCACTAATGGTTTTAATTCTGATATGAGAGCAGAGATTTGTTTTTCTTTTTTCTTTTGATTGTTATATATCTCTTCTAAAATATCGGAAAATTTCTTACCACCAAATACAATATTATCTAAACCATTCATGATATTTATTTATCCATAAATATGATTATGGA